AGACGCGACCAGGTTGATGGTGCCGGCGACGATCTTCCAGAGGTTCAGTCCGGAGTTGCTCCAATCGACCAGTTCGAGGTTCAGCGACATCCGCGCCGAGGCCATCTTCTCGGCGTCGAGCGCAGTCGGCCGCAGCCTGATCCTCTCGAACGATTCGAGGATCAGGCTGCTGTTGCTGGGTCCGAAGTTGTAGGTGCCGCTGGACGCCACGGATTATCCCCGCGAGTGGTGCCAGTCCTTGGCGTTCTCGGCAAAGACGGCTCGCTTGCGCATCGCTGGATCCGCCGACTGCTCGGCCTTCTCCAGCTTCGCCGCGGGGATCGGCTTGCCTTGCGGCACATGCAGGTCCCGATGCAACTCGCCCTTGTGCGACGGCTTGATGTGGATGCCGCCGCCGCGCGCACGAGATCGGGCGTCGCCCGCGCGCGAATTAGTCTCGGTCCATGCCCTTGCCGTGCTCGTCGCCGCCGCGCGAAGTCTGCGGCGCGGACTCGTAGGGCAGTCGGCTCATGTTGCCGGCGGAGCTCAGCGGATTCTGGTCGGACGTGGCGCCACCGCGGGCACGACGGTCGGGACGATGCTTCGGAGCACTGCCGGCCACGTGTCCGCCAGACTTTCGGCCGTGGTGATGCGGAACGGACCCGCCGCGCTTGCGCTCGGTTTCCGGCTTCTCCGAATCGCTCATCTCCGACTCGGTGAATTTCGCTTCCGTCTCCGGCGCCGCGCCGCCACGGGCACGCTTGGCGCCGCGATGCACCTTGCGGGGATGCTCCTCGTGCTTCTTCTCGTCCTTGCCTTCGTGCTTCGCCATGACGGGTCTCCTATGTGTCGCCGATGCCGGCCTGGATCGACCACATCGTCACGGCGCCGGTGCCGGAAACGATGGTAAGACGATGGGCAAAGATCATGTTGCCCTGGCCATACTGGAACTGGACTTGCCCGGAGCTGTTCTGCACGACCGGGTCGGCCCACACCGTGGGCGGAGACGTGCTGCCAGGGTTCAGCGAGAAGTTCGGTTGCCCCGGCATGAAGCAGGGATCATCGAGCGTTGTTTCGAACGTGTAGTTGGTGCCAGCCGGGCCCGAGATGCGGATCGACAGGCTCCAATCCGGCGCGAGCCAGTTGTCGGTGAGCCAGTCCATGGAGCCGACACCGTTGGTGCCGACCGTGATGTTGCCGGCGGTTCCGGCGCTGCTGCTGACGCCGGTGACCGTCTTGAAGTCCAGCACGGTGAACTGCGGCGCGGTGCTCGTGACCCCGGTGACGGTGGTCTTCTGCGTGTTGCCGTAGCGATCGGTGCCGGTGATGGTGAAAACCACGGCGGCATCGGAGCCGGAACTCGCCACCAGCACGCGGCGCGCCACATCCATGGTCGCCACGCCGCCAGAAACCAGCGATCCATTCAGCGTCAGCGCACCGGCGCCGGATGGCTTCTGCGACAGGCAGATGCCGTTCGCTACCGCGGCCCCGAGCTGATAGGTGGCAACCGATGGGTTGGACACACGATTATACCTGCGCCTGGCCGAAGATGAACTGCGGGCTGGCGAAGCTGCCCTGCAGCATCGCGGCCGGGTTCAGAAACTGCGACATGTCCAGCCGGCGGCCGGTCATCACCAGGCTCGACAGGGAGCCGTTGGACGCGCTGGCGCCGATGCCGGACCCGCCACCGGTGGCCGAGGTCTGGATGGTGCCGCGCACATCGCCGGTGGCAGCGGTGGCCGGGTTCGTCGTGTCGGCCGCAACCCAACCGGTTGCCGAGGACATCGCTGCGCCGGCCCAGAACACGCGGGTGTCCTCCCAGGTCAGGCTGCGATAGGCGAACCCGAACACGTCCGACGTGCCGACCGAGTAGTTGTGGGCATCGGTGAACTGCGGCACCACCGAGTTGATGGCCTTGAACGCCTTCAGGCTGTAGCCGGTCACCGCACCGGCGCCGACCGTCACCGTGTCGGTCATGGTCTGGCCGTAGATATCGAGGCCGGTCACCAGGAAGTTGCCGCCGGAACCGCTGGTGGCGCCGGTGATCTGCACGCCGCGCGTGATGGCCTGGCGCGGATCGAGGAACAGCGACGGGCCGCCGGCCAGGAATGGCGCCGCCGCGGTCGGGGTCGGGAAGCCAAGCTCGGACGGCCCCCAGATGTTGCCGGTGCCGATCGGCGCCGTGGCGTTGGTGGCGAGCGGCGCGCTGGCAACCACGATGTGCGTGGCGTCGGTGATGCTGACGACGTTGGTCAGCAGCGGCGCGGTGCCCCCTGAATTGCCGACGTTGCCGATCACGAGTGGCATGCCCGGGAAGAACTGCGTGCTGTCGGCCACAACCACCGTGGTGCTGGCCGCGGTGCAGTTGCCGAACGCGAAGCCGAAATCCAACACCAGCGCGGCCGTCGTCGGCGCAGCGCCGTTCACCTGGTAGGAGAACGGCACCACCGGCACGTTCGGCGTGATGCCGAGCGATGCGCCGGCCAGCGTCATCGCCGTGCTGGCGGTGACATTGGCCGCGACGGCGATGTTGTTGGTGGCGAGCGCCGACGGGATCACGCCGATCGACTTGAGCAGCGGCAACGTCAGGTGCGCCTGCGCGTTACCGGTGAAGCCGGTCAGCTTGTCCTTTGGAATCCAGATCCGGACATCGAAGAAGCCGAGGCCCTGATAGACGACATCAGGGCCGGCATCCGGATTGGAATCGGGCACCGGACCGGCCGGCGATGCCATGGCCGCAGGGATCGCGGTCAGATTGCCGGTCGTGTAGTCCGGGCCATTCTTGATCGTGGCGGCCATCAGTTTACTCCGCTGCGCGCGAATGCGCCGTGGTGGTCAGTTTCCGCTGCGCGACGCGCTGCGGCGGCGTCTTCGATGGTGCGGAACCGGCCGAGAACGATTTGCTTGCCGCCTATCGTGATATCGGCGCGCCACTTCTTGCTGCGCGATTCCCACGAAACACCCTTCACGCCAGAGCGGTTGTTGGTGCGCAACCCCTGGTTCGCACTGTTCTGCTTTTGCGTAGCGGCCCGCAGATTGCTCCACCGATTGTCGGCACGATCGCCGTTGATGTGGTCGATCTGGACTTCCGGCTGCGCGCCGGTCATCCAAAGCCACGCGATGCGGTGCGCGAGGTGTAGCTTCTTGTTGAAGTTGATGTAGCGATAGCCGTTCGTCAGCACCGCGCCTGCGATCTCATCGGAGAAACGTGCATTCCAGCTTGCGTCGCGGTCTGATCGAACGTTCCAGCGAAATTCGCCCGTCGCCGGATCATACGACAGCACGCGACGGACCTCGGCCGCACTGATCGGCGCGTCTTGGCCCGCAGTGAAACGCGGGATCGCCAGCGAGGAAACGCGCACGCCGCCGAGCAATCCACCGCCCGGCCGGCCGACATAGCCGCCGTGCGCGACGCGGTCCGACGCATTCTCCTCGCGCGTGCCGAGGCGCAGATGATTCACGTTGAAGCACGGGCCAACGCCGCATGAGTGCAGCACCCAAAGCCCTTTCGGGATCGGGCCGCGCTCCAGTTCCCAAGCCACGCGGTGCACCGTCATCAGCTTGCCGCCAACCTTGACCGCGCCGTGATCGCGGACGAGCGCGCCGAGCCATACGCGGCATCCGCTCTCCGTGATCCAGGTTGAATTGGCTTCGAGGCGGTCCATCAAGTTCATCTCCGGTATCCCTGGTTCATACGTTCTGGTTAAACCAGATTATACTCACCAGGTAAACCCGAAAGCGGCCTACATTGTGGGGTATTGACCAATGCCCAAGCGCCAGTCGTCGTACCCCATATAATATCGCTCGTAGGCTCGGACCATCAGGTTGTCCGTCGTGAAGTCGGTCTGCATGGAGGTTTCGAACGGCTCGCGATCGAGGTAGACCATGCCGCCGGCGTCGCTCAGCATGAACCAGGCGTAGGGCGACGTCAGGAAGTCCAGCACGACGTAGCCGTCGGAGAGGTCGTTGTTCTCCTTGATCGACCACACGTCGTTGTTGGTCGTGCCGGGCCGCAGCTCGGTTTCCATCAGCCGCTTGGCGACGTGCCGCTGCTCGACCGGCACGACCAGCTTCTTGCCCTGGAAGCTCATCAGGATGTTGGCATAGTCGCGGAACCGCCGGACCATGTTGGCGCCCATCATCAGGCTGGCCTCGTTCAGCGAGACCTGCGTGGTGGTGGTGTTGGGCACCACGCCGCCGTCGACCGGGTGGTTGGTCGCGAACAGCGGCAGGTTGTCGCCGCCGATGGTCGGGTTGAGCTGGTTGCCGGTGTTCAGCACGCCGGCGCCCACGACCTCCTTCATCTGGCGGAACACGCGCGCCAGGCCGAGGTTCGCGGCATTGAAGGAGGTCTTGTAGAGGTTGTCGCGCAACGCGATGCGGGTGAAGGCGTAGCCCTGTGCGAACTCGATGTGGATGTGGTTGTACGTGAACCGCTGGCCGGCGTTGTTGTCGAACGAGGCCGGCTGGCCGGCGAGACGCAGCTGCGGCAGCGGCAGGTAGCGCACGTGGACGGTCTTTTCCGCCTCCATGTGCGACACGCCGCGGCTGTAGATGAGCGGCCACTGCGCCTTGATCTCCGGATATTCGCCCTTGAGCTTGCGGACGCCGGGAAGCAGCATCGCCGGGATTTGCGAGGTGGTGATTGCCATGGCTCAGCGCCCCGTCGTGTTCAGGAGGGTCGCGGTATTGAGCCGGACCTCGATCCATGGGTTGGTGTTGGCCGGATCCTGCGGACCACCGGAGACGCCGACGACGCCGACGATCTGGAACGGCAGCGTGTTGGTCGTCGCGACCGAGCCTCCATCGAGCGCGAGCGTCGACTGTCCCGAGATGTCGGGCGCGCCGTTGGTGCCGGTGAGGAAGTTGATGTTCTTGCCGACCCAGGCTTGCGCAAACGGGCCGCCGGACACCTGCGCGATGAAGGTCACGAACGGATCGTCGATGAACCAGCACGGCACGTTCTGTCCGGAGACCGGATTTGCCGTGGCGGGATACGAGCCGTTCAGCCCATGCGCGGTCGCCTGCAGGGTCTGGTCGTAATAGGGGTAGACGGCCCCGAACACGCCGGTCGCGACGGTGTCGCTGTGGGCGGTCAGGATGATCGTGCCGTTGGCGTTGCCGGAGTCGAAGCTGATCAGGTCGCCGCGGCCGATCTTCGAGCTATACCCGGAAAGGATGAAGCCCGGCGTATGCTGGTAGGATGCGGCGCCCCCGGCGCGCTGTCGGGTGCCCCCGACCGTCAACCCATTGGGGGCGAAAACATTGGTGCCCATCGAACGGCCTTCGCTCTGGCGAGGGACCGATCTCCGGCACGGAGTCGTTTTCGCCTGGGAACTGGAAGGCCCGCTCGGGCGCCGAGGGGCGGTGTTGCCTACATACTAGGCATAAGCATTAAAGGAAGGCAACAAGCGATTGAGACGCCGGGCTACCGCCGCGGCGCCATGCTGCCGGTCTCGCCCTCCACCTCCAGCGTGATCGGCACGGTGCGGACCACGCGGCTCATGTCGGCCAGGCCCTCGGCGTCCGGATCGAGACTGCGACCGTCGCGGGTGGCCTGCATGCGGCTTTCCTGCTGCGCGACCGCAGTGCGGTAATCCTCGGTCTGCGCCCGATGCGTGAGGTTCAACGGGCGGATGAACAATTGCTGGCCGTCCAGCACGACGTTCTCATCCGGATTGGCATCGTCGGGCACGAACTCGGGAAAGTCCTTGGCCTTGGCGGGCGCCCAGCCGGCGCGGCGAATGGCCAGGGTCTGCGAACCCGGGATCGGCTCCCCGTAGATCGTGCGTGCCATCCATTGGCCATCCCAGCCGGCGCGGCGGACGCGCTCCGGGATCTCGAATTGGCCAACGTCGCGAGAGTCCCGGTTGGCGCGCGTGCCGGTGCCTTCGTAGAGGGGTGCGAACGAGTCCTCCCGTGCGGGCGCGGCCCGGCCTGCGGTCGGTTCGGCGCCCGTGTCGGTCGCGCTGTCGTCTGCGGTGCGTCCGATGCCGGCGCTACGCATCTGGGCACCACGCGGATCAGCGGATCGGTCGGCCCGATTCCGGATCACTTCGCGCTGGGTGGTTTCGCTCATCGGTAGATCGCTCCGTCGCCGTTCACCATGCCGGCCGTGCCGCCGCCGTTGCGCTCCTCGGCGATGCGGACCTGCTCACCCACGTACTCGGCCAGCGCCTTCTGTGGGTCTTTCGCCCATTGGCCGGGGAAGCATATCTTCGCGCCCTCCTCCATGTTCTCGCGAACGCTGGGGTCGGCGAAGCTGATGCGCATGCCTCCGGCCTGGTTGCGGGCCACGTTGACGACGCCCAAGCCGGTCTGCACCGCCTTGAAACTGCCACTCTGGCTACCGCCTCCGCCGCGATTGGTGGGCGCAGCGGACGAGGTGTTGCCGCCATCCTGCCGTTGCATCTGCTGCCCTCCAGGCAACTCGCCGTGGCTCTCGCCGTAGACGCGCGCCAGCCCGGTATTGAGGTGGTTGTAGTAGGCATCGGACCCGAAGCCGTGCGTCTGGCCGGCCTCGTTGTGCAGCGCCAGCGCAGTGGCCTTGTAGCCCGGATCGGCGTCAAACCGCGGGTGCTGGTCCATCCACTGCCGGGCGCGCTGGTCCGGCGCATACCCTCCGGCCGCCGGTTGCGGCTGACCTGCCGGCGCGGCGGCGCCGCTGGTTGGCTCGGCCTGCAGCCGCGCATCGATCGTGGCCAGCTCGCCCGCTGCCTGCGACTTCCGATAGGTGGCCGAGGCGATGGCTTCCTGCGCGGCGCCCATCGCTTCCGGATCGCCGGCGTCGTATGCGGCCTTGAGCGCCATCTTGGCGCGGGAGAGGTCGGTGTCGGCCGCCTCCGTCGCCTGCGCCAGCACGGCCTTGCGGTCCGTGATGCTCGCGCGGGCCTGTCGGGCCTGCTGGTCGCGCAGCCGCGCATTCTCGCTGTGCGCGGCGCGCGCGGCGGCTTCCTGCGCGGTGGCGCGCTGGTTGGCCTGCTCCAACGCCCGCTGCGCGGCCTGCAGCGCTTCCGCGTCCGCATCGGCGCCGCGCCCGGGCCCATCCTCCAGCGTCACGGCGGGGGTAGCCGGCGCGGCGGGCTGCTGATTGGTTGGGGCGGCGCGGGTGCCGGCGTCCAGTTCGACGGTGTCACTCGGGGGCATGGGGCGATCCTTCAGACGACCTGATGCGGCTTGGTCACGCGGCCGAAGAAGCGATCATCCGGCACGACGCGGCACGGCCAGCCGTCCCACTCGAACAGGTCGAACGCCTCGCCCCGCTGGTCGACGCCCTGCGGCCGCGTGCCGCCCTCGCCGTGGATGCTCATCTGCACGCCGGCATCGGCCCGGGCGAACAGCCAGTCGCCGACCCGCGGCGGCTTCCCGCCGTAGCGCGCATCGAGGTAGCTCTGGTCGCCCTGGAACGCGTCCGGGCCGACGGCGACCACCAGCACGGCCTTGCCCTGCCACCAGTCCTCCTTGATCTCCTTGACCGGCATGTAGATCACCTTGTCCGGCCCGACGCGCATCACGTTCAGGCGGCAGAACACGGCAACCATCACGTCGCGGCCGAAAATCTCGATCTCGCTGATGTCGCCCAACGCCTGCAGGATGTGCTGCCGCGCCACGTCGTAATCGTCGTAGCTACGGCGGTGCAGCCGCGTGGCGCTGTCGCCAAAGCGTGGCGTCTGCGAGAGCGGCGCGACGAAGTTCTCGCCGCGTCCGGGGATCGTCAGTGCGTTCGTGCCATCCGGCATGTCAGGTCAGCCCATTGCGTGGAGGTTCTGGTATCGCTCGTCGAGCAGGATCAGCGCCTGCCGCAGCCCGTCGATCCGGCCCTGCGTGACCCGCAGCATGTCGAGCGGAAGCTGGTAGCCGTCCTGCAGCACGCCGGTATGCGCCTCGATCGCCTGCGCGATGTCCTGCTTGAGGCGGCTGCGGAGGAGATCGACTGACATCAGGCGGCCGGCGGGTCCGTGTCGTTGGCCGGCGTCTGCTTGGGCTGATCGGTGATGGTCGCCCCGGTGTTCTGGCCGAGTTGCGGCTGGGCGACGCCGTTGTGCTCGGCCAGCGCTTTCTCGCGCGCTTCCTCGGCGGTTTCGGCCTCGGGGCGATACACGCCGTGGCGATCGCCGTCGTGGATGTCCACCAGCCAGCCGCCGTCGACGTCGCCGCCGGCCGTGATGCGGGGTTCCATGTTACGCGGCCTCGCTTTCGGTGGCCGCAACCGACGCCAAGGGGGCAAGACGGATTGACCCCCAGTGGCCAGGCGCAAACGTGGCAATCAGATCCGATGCGCTGAACAGGGAAAGATATCCGTCGTCGAATTGATATTGGGTGGCCTCAATGGCGAGGCTCCCGGTCATTGTGTCAATTCGATACCGGTTCATCGGTTACCCTTCCTCTTGCACAAACCCACGGACAGGCTCGACGCGCGGGATGCGCAGCGGCTCGTCGCCGGGCCAGAACACTTCGCCGGTCGCGGTGCCGAGCGCCTGGCATGCGGCACCACGCAGGGCGCGGGATTCCATCGTGGACAGCGTTACCGGCCGCCCGCGCAGATCGACCGCGCTCCGGGCCGCATTGGCGATGGCCAGTTCGAGTTGGCGCAGCGCGCTCTCAGGGATGACGAGCAGCGCCATCAGATCGCACCGCCGGCCTGACGTCGCTCATGCGCGCGGACCTTGATCGAGCCGCCATTCCGCGCCATCTGCGGCGGCATCCCGGGACCGCCTGGGCCCCCCGGACCCGCGCCCATCACGGGCGGACCCATCGGCGGATGCGGCGGCCCACCCGGAGGCGCCATCGGCGGATGCGGCGCGGCGGACGCGGCTCGGCCCGCCATGGCCATCCCGACGCGCATCCCCTGCTGTGCCGCCGCCTGCTCGCGCTGGCCACCGTCGCCGCCGCCGTCGCCCCGGCCGACGATCACGTTGACCGTCTTCGGCCCACGGCCCTTGCGGTCCGGCCGATGTTTCGGCGTCGCACCATCGATCATGCCGCCATGGGCGCGCTTCTGCTCACCCTTCAGCGCCTGCGGCTTGACCATGCTGCGGATCAGCTTGCGATCCTGGGGGGCGTCCGGGTGGGCATCGCCGCCCTTGCCGTATCCCGATTCTCGGAGGTGCCGCGCGCCCATGTCTTGGGCGGTCTCGGTGCGGATGCCGTCATGACGCATGGCGCAATCTCCGGATCAGGCAGCGAAACTTGGCGGCAACGCGCTCCCAGTGACCGAATCGGCTGCGGTCCGGCCACGCTGGGAACGACTGGTGAATCACGCGCTTCCCTCGGTTTCCAGACCGGCAAGGCCGCTGGCCAAGGTGGCCGCATCGATCAGCGGCGGCTTGACGTCGACGGGATGCGACGGGTGCGTGCCGCGCTGGTAATCGCCGCACCACATATCCGGCCGCGTCTGCGGGAAGAACGAGTCGATCTTCGGGATCATCGGCGGCGGCTGCCCTGGGCGCTGAACCGCTCCCGGCACGGGCTGCAGGCCGACCATCATGGCGACGGGGTGGGAAGCGCAGCACAGCGCTTGCGGTGCGAAGAAAAGGCGGCAGTTGCTGCAGTTTTCGGCATCCGCAGAGGCGTCGGATTGCTTCTTGTGCGCGTCGTCGCTCATGTGGCCTCGATGTGCTCGCTACGGCGTCATACGCCTAAATTATGGGCATATGCAAGCATCAGCGTCGCGGCGGGTGGCGTTCCAGCATCCGTCGAACGATAGGCTCAGCTTCGGTCTCACTACGCACGCCGGCTTTGATCACCATGGCGGTGACGGTGAGATTGTTCGTTGCGCGCGTGACGGCGCGGGCTGTGGGCGGCAGGCAATCGAACTGCGCCATCGTCTGGCAGGCGTAGGCTTGCGCATCTTCTCCTTCTTGCCGCGCCCGGTCATCAGCCCAGGGCGGCAATGGCGTCGACGTGCGCGACTTAGATGCCGCTCGGCGCCGGCGTCGCATCGGTTCCGCTCTCCATGGATTGCGCCTCGCGCTGCGCATCCTGCTGTTGGGCGTGCTGTCCGCCTTGCTGCTGGCGGTCCAGCGCGGCATTGACCGTGTCGTGCGTCGTCCGCTCGGTCTGGCTGTGCGCCTGCATGGCAGAGCGAAGTTCAGCACTCTCCCGATCCAGTTCGCGCTGCTGCCCTTCGGCGGAAATCTCCTGCATCTTCTCGTCGTGCTTGAGTGACGCCGCCTGCAGCTGGCCCTGTGTCTGCTGCTGCTTCGATTGCGCGTTGATCTGCGCCGCAACCACTCTCGGGTCTGGTGGTGGCGGAGGCGGGGCTTGCATCGGCGGCTTGGTGAACTGCTGGCCGTCGCCGCCAACCAAGGTGCGGGTCAGCTCCTCCCACAACTTGCGCTGGTCGGGGATTTGCTCCGGCATGTTGAACTGCGGCATCCCGGCCGCGGTGATGATCGCCTGCAGCTTGGCGATGCGGTGGATCTGGCTCGGGGTGTTCGGATCGGCCGCCGGGACGAGATGCGGGTCCAGGATTTCCTCGGCCGCCTGCCACCGGCGCGCGGGCGACTTGTTGCCCTGGATCAGCGCGGCGGGGTCCTCCGCGAACAACTCGCGCAGCAGGTCGAACTCCTCCTGCTGCGCAATGTGATCGTCCTTGTGCACCGCGCCCGGAACCTGGGAGATCGACTCGATGTAGGACATCATCGTGCCGACCGGCACGTTGCCCATACGGCCCTCGCCGATCGGTATCTCGAGTACGCCCGCGATGCGGCGCACGTCGCCTTCCGCCTTGGAGACCAGCGCCATCGCCCCCGCCACATCCGCCTTGAACGGCAGCGGCATGATGGCGTCCTGGATGCGCTGGGCGCCGGCGGCGTCGATGTTGGTCACCTCGCCTGGGTTCGGCCGGATGACGGTGTTGGCCTGCCGGCTGCCGGGCCCCTTCAGGGCGAGCCATGCTGGGAAATTGCTGAACAGCGTCGCGTCCGTGATCGCCCGCTGCACCATGGTCGCGACTTGCGTCGGATTGCCGACGAGGTGGATCAGGCCGAAATCGTAGAAGCCGAACCCGGGGATGAACCCGTATTTCACGTAGCGGCGGCGCCGGCGGTGGTCGGTATCGCCCTTCTTCCAATCCCGCCTGATCTCCAGGACCATGCGGGAATCTTCGTCGATCGTCACGCGATACGGCAGCGGGTAGCCGGGACGCTTGCCGGTCTCGTCGCGGTCGAGGCGGCTCAGGTCGCCGATCAGGCTGGACGCCGTGCCGGAGCCGACCTCGCAGTAACACTCGTAGACCAGGTGTTCGAAGTCCTCCGGCAGCGTCGGCGCCGCGGCGATGCCCTCCGTGTCGGCAATGGCGATCTCGGTGTTGGTGGTCTTGCCGGAGGGGCGGACCAGCGGAATGTCGATGTAATGGCCGCTGGCCTGCAATCGCCGCATCGTGGCCTGCCGCAGCCTGATCCGCTCAGTGACGCGGCCGGCGCCAGACAGGTGCGCGCAGTCGTTGCTCACGATCAGATCCTGCGCCTTGACCCACACGCTGGCCGGGCGGCGTCGCAGCGGGCAGCGGTAGACCTTTCGGA